CCGGATTCTTCCCGTAATGGGAAGAACTCTGGCCAAATCTCAGCTGTTAACTGAGTCCGTTTAGGGCTTGGATAAACTCCTACCTCCCCCAAGGTGGATGTTAGTTGGCGCGACCCAGCCGACATTCGTCGAGATGAGTGATCCAAATAACACCAATTACAAATGAAACACCTGAATTACTTCAAGCGCTTCACTGTGATTGGCGTGAAGTGGCTCGAGATTGTTTTACTACAATCAGAGCACCTTCACTTGGGTTTGAGTGTCCTCTCTAAGTTTCATAAGGTCCTTTCAACTAGGGGTGTACCGGGCGCTATCGCTTTCTGTAAAGAGAGCAGGTCCTCGGTATATTCCTGGTTGTCTGGACTCAGAAACCTAGATCCTACTGAAAGAACTTCTACAGCTTCGGTATTACCCAAGTACCTAAGGTTTCTGGCCTATCAAGAGCGAGTTGAGTACCCGTTAATTCGGCTGCTCCTCTCTGTTCTTTATTGGTCAAGAGCCTTAGTTTTACCTCCAAAGATCAGTACTGCCTCAATCACTAAAGGACCCACGTTTAGTGGCGACCCTAAGGATGTATTGGAGTATGTACCTGATTTCTGGAGGGATCTTGGGTTACTCCATAAGCATGGAGTACCGCGTAGAGTCCTTTGGAAGGGTTACCATCTTACCACCCACTCAGGTCCTAACGGACATGGTTTGTGGTCAGCTATTGCTGATTTACAAGCACTACCTGACTCCCTTAAAGAGAGTATTAAAGTAGTAGCAGGTGATAAGTTAGCAACCCGGATGGACATTCTTGAAGGTTACCTCCCTTTTCTGGATCTGTTCTTCAAAGTTACAGGACGCCGATTCCGTAAGGTTTCAGCAATCCAAGACTCTGAAGGCAAAACTAGAGAAGTTGCGATCTTGGATTATTGGTCTCAGACAGCCCTTCGCGGTCTGCACCAATATCTCTTTGATCGGTTACGAAGTATCCCTCAAGATTGTACCTTCCACCAGGGTAGCTTTAAGGATAAACTCCCTCAAGCCGACGGAAAGGTTATGTTTTATTCAGTGGATTTAACCACTGCAACTGACCGTTTCCCAATCGACTTGATTGAGGGTGTCCTTAAAGGCCGTTTCCCTAAATATTACGTCAAAGCTTGGCGTGATATTATGGTAGGTTATCCATTTGATTGTCCTCAGCTAGGAAAGGAATCTAAGATCCTTTATGCTGTGGGCAATCCAATGGGGGCCTACTCATCCTGGAATTCTTTTGCATTAGCGCACCACTACGTGGTGTATAGATGCTGTAGAAGACTAGGTAAGGAATGGCGGAAGTGTCCTTATGTATTGCTTGGAGACGACATTGTCATTGCTGACAGGGCCGTCGCCAAATTATACATGAAGACAATGTCCTCAATAGGTGTGGAATTTTCTTTACAGAAATCCCACATATCCCCATATTTATATGAATTCGCTAAGCGAATTACGCATATGGGAATTGAGGTCACTCCTTTTCCACTTGGGGCCTTATGGTCAGTGCGGACTTCACCAGCAATGATGCTGTCCGTATTGAACAATGAGGCTTTTAGAGGTTGGGAGTTCCCTAAAGGCATCCCGGATGCATGTTCAGAGTTTCTAAGAATGCTTGGTCGTAATCGCACTTATTGTGCGAGGATGTCTAAGCTTCTCTTAGGAACCTTCCAGTTAATGGAAGCGATTCGTGGTCGTATTGATGCAACCCAGGCGTTAAAACCTGTGTTGGAGAAATACTGGCCTGAATTGGTGGAAACACCCCCCCCGATCTTTGGACCGAGGAGCAAACAGAAGTGGCAAGACCATGCGGTCCGCACTGCCATCTGTAATTCATTCGAATCGTCAGCTTTTACTTTAGAGAACCAACAGAATCTTGGCCGGATAGCCGGGAATCTGATGGATTACATCTTGAGTAATGAGCATGCATCTAAAGACTCTATGGATCTCGAGGAAGCAATTCCTTTGATACCGGTTCACAACCGGGTCTTGGATAGCTACCAACAGATCATGGAATGTCAAGATAACCAATGGGTTAACTCATTTAAGAGTGAACGCTGGAAAACCATACTGCGAAGTATGACAATACCAGTCTCTGACAAGGTGTACGTAGTACGCAATCAGGACCTCTTGGTACACTCGACATTCAAGCTGTTTAAGATCCTCAGTGCGATCTTGGACTTGTATAATAGGGACTTTAACGGAGTTGTTCGTATCCCTCGTAAGAAGGAGAAAAGCATTCCGGTAAAGTCCCTGATAGGCCCGAAGGGACCTATTAGGTTTAAACTTTATACAAGTTTAGATGACACTCCTGTCCAAGCGACAGGTGGTCTTTCCTTATGGGACAAGATGAAAGCCTTCTGGGCTAGGATCGGTGTAAAAGGATGGGATCGTAGATCCCGCTGATGAGACCGCCTAACTCAGAATTCTCTTTCTTGTCCTATAATGGACTGCATAGTGAAACTCAGCCGCCTTTTGCGGCTGAGGGGGTGCTATGCAGATTTGATTCCCCTCCGTTATGG